ATGAATCTTTCCTCTCTTTGGTCTGCCTACGAGGCGGACAAGAGGCTAGAGGGGTATTCTTCGCATACCCTTAGAGCCTATCATCTCCAGTCGAAACTTCTCATCCGGCATATCGGCGATGTAGATGTGCAAACTATCACCTACGAGTCGCTGAAAGGATATCTTGCCGAATCGACACTGCACCTTAAGCCAGCGAGCATCGGTCATCGAGTGCGTTTCCTCAAATCGTTCTTCCGGTACGCACATGATGAAGGACTGACACAACACAATCCAGCCGCGAAGCTTAAGGAACCGAAGCAGGGGCACCGAATCCCAAAGGCGTTGTCGGAGGATGTGATCGAGGAGCTGCGAGTAGCTGCATCATCTCCGCTCGAAGGGGCACTGGTAGAGATATTTTACACAACAGGATGCCGAATCGGTGAGATCGTGCAACTCAACCGCAACTCTATCGACTGGGAGAGTCGCAGCATAATCGTCCGAGGCAAGGGCGACAAAGAGCGCGAGGTGTATTTTTCGACCAGGTGCGCAATCCTGCTCAGGCGATATCTCCGGAGTAGACGAGACTCGGACATCGCCCTGTTTGTGACCGAGAGAGCTCCGAGGAGGATGTCGATCGCTCAGATGCGATACATCATCAAGCGTATCGCCAAACGAGCAGGCATTGAGGTCAATGTTTTCCCGCACTGTCTAAGACACTCATATGCGACACACTTGCTTAACAACGGCGCTCCTCTCGAGGTTATACAATCCTTTCTTGGCCATGCGAAGATGGATACAACAAGAATCTATGCTCAATTGAGCGGTGAACGTCGACGCGAACTATATCGGAAATACTTCTAAGAGTCCTTTGAGGACTCTTTTTTATTGCGAAAAAAGGCGGTGGTAGCGTTGCGAGAATACGAAGCGTTTTGGCTTGCCAACAAGCTCGTCGATCTTGACATAGCGCTGGACGGTGACGAAGCATTCGACGGTGATGGTCCCATGGAGGATGTCTGGACGGACATTTTCGACGGGGAGCCGCTCTATGTCTATCCGCGTCGGGAATGGACAGCCAGTGACCGTTATAACTTTTTCGATCTCAACGCGGTAGAATCCAACGCAAAAACAGTCGCAGCTCTGCTCACCGAATACCGTGGTCAACCAGTCGTGATCACCGTCGTCACCGACCGGGACAAGACTTGGTTTGAGTTTTTCGACAGTATGAACCGGATCGAGGGCAATCTGCAGATGCTGGCTGATCTTTTTTTCGAGCCCGGCGGCTGGATCGAGCCAAAGACGGATTGGCAATCAGGCCAGTCTTTTGACTACAACGATGCAAACCGGTTGGAGATCGACGTAGATCTCCTTTTTCGGCTAATCACAAAAGCGTTCGATCACCTCAAATACTGCGGCACCTTTTATGCCGGTGAGGACGGTGAAATTTACTGATGGCATACACACCGACGACGTGGAAAGATAGGGTAGTGGAGCATCCCAGGACGTACACGATCCAGGACAACGGAGACGGGACAATCACGCTGACCCCGGCACCGGGTACAGTCTACGAGCCTGGGACTCCTGTGAGCGCACCGAACATGAACAAGATCGAGCAAGGGCTTGTGGACGCACACGCCCATATCGCCCGCACCGACAACCCCCACGCCGTCACAAAAGCACAAGTCGGCCTCGGCAACGTGCAAAACTATGGCATCGCATCGCAGGCGCAGGCGGAGGCCGGGTCAGCGAACAACGTCTATATGACGCCGCTGAGTACGAAGCAATATGTCGATACGCGGCTGTTAAACAATCTGAAATTTCGATTGAATAGCGGCTCGCTCGAATACAACGACGGAGGGACGTGGAGGCCGGTGTCCGCGAATAAAGTATCTGTGGTAAGTAATACAGAGAGGAAATCTTTTCCGACAGAACGGGTCTCAAACGGTGGACTTCAATATGTTCTGGCGGCAAAATTTATTCCGGAGGCAACTGGCGAAATAAAAGTATCTTTCGAAGCAAAAAGAGAAGGCGACGCTTCTAGTTATTTTTATGTTTTTAATTCCAGCATTTCGAGCTTCTCAAGAAAAAATGAATCTTTTGATTATCTCACACCAGAAGGAACCGTTCTTTCTGTCACTCCATCTCCTCTATTACAAATCGGTGGAAACATTAATAGTTCTAATTATTCTTCATTTAGTGACAGCATTTCAATTTATTCACTTCAACCTGTGTACTTTTTCATACGAGGAAACACAGACACGACGGCTTATGTTCGCAATATAAAAATTTATTATGACGTCATATATAGCTAAGGTTGGTGAGTTTAATTGATAGCAATTATTCACAACGGATCATATGTGCAAGGATACCATTTAAACCCGGATTTTGACGAAATGAACGAGTTGGGGACGGCATATGATCTTGTTTCCGAAGTTCCTGAAATCATTCAAAATGTACCTGCCGGATATGTGGTTCGAAGGATCAGCGAGGGGCAGTATGAGCTTGTAGCCTTGCCGACGCCCGAACCTGAACCCGACCCCCTATCCCTCCTCGAAGAAGAAAACGCCTTGCTCGCGCTCGAACTGGTACAAACCCAGCTCAGGCTTGACCAGGTTGAACAGGAACAGGCTGATCTTCTCCTTCTTCTTGTGTCCGAGGGGGTGGTATAGGTGAACTGGTTTCAGATTGTGAAGCGGCACTTTGAGGCTGGCCGATATGACGAGGAGGCCGTCGCGGTATTCGTGCAGGCCGGGAAGATCACGCCGGAGCAATATGAGGACATCACGGGACAGGAGTACGCCGCCGAATGAGGCGGTTTTTATTTTGATCGTAAAGGAGTGCAGGGGATGGACAACCTGTTCAAATCCATCATTGCCGTAGGCGGCGCGACCGCCTCATTTTTGTTTGGGGGGTGGTCGTCGTTGCTTACCATTCTGCTTACCTTTGTCGTCATTGATTATGTAACCGGTTTTGCTGCGGCCGCGAAAGAGGGAAAGCTGAATTCGGAAGTCGGCGCATGGGGCATCGCCAAGAAGGTCGGCATATTCATCATCGTGGCCGCCGCGCATCTGGTGGATCGCGCACTTGGCGACGCCCACCTCTTCCGGGATGCGGCCATTTTCTTTTTCCTCGCCAACGAACTTTTGAGCATGATCGAAAACGCTGGCCGGATCGGCGTGCCGATTCCGCCGGTACTGCAACAGGCAGTGGAAGTCCTGCGCGGGAAGAGTGAGGCGAAATGAACTACACCGTCGACCACATCCCAAGGAGCACGCCGCATGACCGGCGCCCTGGTCTGGCCATGACGGCCAAATATATCACCGTCCACAACACCGGAAACCCGTCCAGCACGGCGCGAAATGAGCGGAATTGGCTGACCAACGTATCGAACACCCGGCAAGCCTCATTCCACATCGTTGTGGATGAGCGTGAGGCGATCGAGTGTCTCCCACTCGATGAGGTCGCCTGGCACGCCGGTGACGGAGGTACCGGACCCGGCAATCGGACGAGTATCAGCATCGAGATATGCGAGAGTGGAGACTACGCCAAGACGCTGGACAACGCAGCAGCCCTCGTCGCCCGGATGCTCGCGGAGCGCGGCTGGGGTGTGGATCGGCTCCGGCGACACTGGGACTGGTCCGGGAAGATTTGCCCGCGGCTCATGTACGACGGCGGCCGTTGGACCGGGTGGACGGCTTTTGTGAATCTGGTCCGATACAAAATGAAGCAGGAGGGGGATCCAGTGGAGAAGCGCATCGCCGCTTTGGAAAAGGCGCAGGAGCGTGTCCCGGCCCCTCAGTGGTTCGTGAAAGAATTTGGCAGCGACGACCTGGGCGGCCTGATCCACGAACCGAGATTTACGGCGGAGGGCTGGCGCGTGCTGGCCATTGCACTCAGAGCTCAGAAAGTATGAAGAAACCAACATGTGAGATCGAGCAGGTGGTGTGTTGAAAAATGGGCCAATATTCATATTGGCATAAAAAGCATCATAATGTATAATACTTTCAACAGGATAACTCGCGAAGGATAAGGCTGGGTTCCCGAATGGGAGTAGACACTTTTAAGTGTTGAGAATTCCTTTGCCCCTGGGGTTATCTCAGCAAAAAGGACGAAACTGGCCAAACTGGGCTAGTTGCCGTCCTTTTTGTTTTTTAAAGATGCTTTGATATTGTCGACAATGTTTTCCGGATCATTTCTAATCTCGCTAATAATCATATCAATAGCCTGTTGTGAGTACGAATGAAATACTGTTGCTCCAACATTATAAGAATAATGGAACCGTGGATTTCCCTTTAAAGAGTAGTATTCTACAAACAACTGGAAAACATATTTATTGAAGTAGGTTCCGAGGCCTAGTTTTTCTAATCTATCTTTAATTATTTCAATTGCACTTTTGGTAGTATACGGGTGAGTTGTTTTAGGATCTTTTAATTCTTTAATCAGTTTTACCTTAGTATCAGCAGAGCTATCGATTGCGACTAAAGATGTGGCCTGTTTTTTATCTTTAACGATAAAATGGTGATGCTCAATCACAATCGCGAAATTCTGGTTTTTTGTAGCCGCCAGACTTTCAATTTCTTCGTTTGTTGCAATTAGCTTTTTGGCTATTTCTTCTGGGTATTTCGCGATAATTTTTGCGTTGTCGATTGCTTCCATTGATACTTTAAGCGTCAAGAAATTTTGTGGCACATAATCAGTCATATCTACACCATGAAATTCCAAAATTTTATTTGTGAAGTTGAGAACACATGCCTGAAATAGCGGGACGTATACCATCTCATACTCAGTGGTAATAAAATGCGTGCTTGTATTTCTCAGTTGAACAATCTTTTCTAGGTTTAGTCGCAGAGGGTCTTTATCGTTGGTAAAAACTACCCTAATACAATTCTCTAATGATATTGTTCTATCGGGATTGTCTTTATAATAGATGCTTCTTTCGCCTTTAGTGTTGATTAAGTGAGCTTTTAGCATGAGTTCCCATGAGTTACAAATAAAAAAACTAAATCCCTCGACTCTATATCGAATCGTTGGTTTATTATACACTTCGATGGCCAGCATGAACGCCTCAATACTTTTGGCGAGAAGTCCGTTCTTTAGTTCAGAAACTTTGCTATTAACTTCGCTCAAAAAACTCACCTCGTGTTTATACTAAGCCGCTTACCTAGTTGGTTGTAAACATTTTACACGAAAAATCTTAGATTGGCGATACATGTCAACAACCATCACTTGAATACCGAACATGTATTCGTATAATGTGATTATAAACGTTCGTTCGGGAGTGTTCGCCATGGAAAAGTACACCGGCCGCACCGTGGACATCATCTATCTCGACAAATCGGGCAACTTCACCCAACGCCGCATCCGTGTCCATTCGGTCCATAACGGCATCGTTCGTGCGTACTGCACCACGTCCGGAGTGCCGCGCACTTTCCGGGTGGAAAACATTCTGGCCGTGCAGCCGGTGGTGAGATCAGCATGAGTCTGTTCGTCGAATCGTGCAATTGCAAAGCCCTCATGCGCCCACGCTGGAGCCGAGAAGAACCGAGGGTGTTTGTGTGCCAGCGGTGCGGCCGCCCGGTGCCGGGGTATGAGGAGCTCTACATCGATCGGATCAGATGGATGGAGAAAACAAAAACCCCGTCACCGGGGTCTCCTGAAAATGAGCATATACGCCACCGTCGGTAGCCAAAACAATATGACGGCGAAGAAGCGGGGTTGACTTGCCGTGGAAATACATGGTATATTACGGTCGTCTGGAAGCACCAGCACAATCCCCCGTATGCGGAAGCACCGCTCGGGGGATTATTTCTTCTTGCCCACAATTTGCCCACAAAAAATTGAAAAACTATGATGTGGTATGAAGAGTGGAAAACAAAGAAAGCCCGATTTTACGGGCTTTTCGAATAGCCATGAAACGATATGTTAGGTAGAAATAATCAAATTCGAAATGGAAGGTTCGATCGGTTGACGGAATCTGCCGCATAACAAGGGTCGGGTACAGGCCCTCATCGAATCCGCAGATCTTTTCTGCGGGTTCTTTTTTTGTTTTTTCCGGCATGCACCTGCCGTCTGCGTTTGGGAAGGGAACAGGAAAATCCCCCGACAAGGTTGGATGGCGGCGGAGGACAAAACATCGCGGACTTGCGTAAGTTGTATGAGACAAGGTTGACAAGGGTCGCCGCCGAATCGGCGGGGAAGACGGACCTGGATCGGACAATGCGTCAGTCGGGTGCAGCGGGCAACATTCGGCCGAAGGGAGGCGTTTGTCCCATGATCGACTGGAGAAGAAAGTTGAGCAGCCGGAAGTTTTGGGCATTGGCGGCCGGGGTGGTAACCAGCATCCTCGTGCTGGCCGGCGCCGGGGAAGACACCGTCGTGAAGGTCACCGCGCTCGTCACATCGGTTGGCGCCGTGATCACCTACATTTTGGCGGAAGCCAGCGTCGATTGCAAAAACGGAAACGGGGGAGGAAAAAAAGAGTGAAGCCGGTGGAATTCATCGCCCGCATTGCCCCGATCGCGGTCAAGCTTCGTCAGGAAGGTTCTCCGATTTTCCCTTCCCTGCGGATCGCCCAGGCGGCCCATGAAACGGGATGGAAAATCCACCCCTGGAACAACCTTGTCGGATTGAAGGTAGGTACAGGAAAACCGAACGCGTACTGGGACGGGTCGAGCGTGCGGACCGGAACGTGGGAAGTGATCAACGGCCAGCGCATCGACACGACTGCCAATTGGCGCGCCTACCGGACGATCGAGGATTGCTTCCGCGACCAGGACTTGCTGTTTGCAGGCAGCCGGTATGCGCGGGTGAGGGCGGCCGGTACGCCGCGGGAACAGGCGGACATGCTCCAGGCTTGCGGGTACGCCACCGACCCCCGCTACGCGGAAAAGCTGAAAGCGATCATGGACGCCCATGGCCTGGAGAAATTCGACGGGGAGGTTCACGGTGTGCAGGAGTCACAAACGGAATTGATCAAGAAAGTCGGGGAGCTGGAAGCGCGCCTGAAGCTCGTTCCGGCCCCCGCATGGTTCACGGCGGAATTCGGCAGCGCCGACCTGAACGGGCTGATCCATGAGCCGGTGCTAACGGCGGAAGGCTGGCGCGTGCTGGCCGTGGCGCTCAGGGCGCAGGCGCGGCTCAGCGCAACAAGACCGGATCCGCAACCATGA